CGACATGCGGGGTACTTCTTTCTTTTCTCGCCTGATCCACGACCGCAAGACTTGTATCCGCCTTTACCGTCGGGGGCATTACAATCGACCCAGCCTTTCTTCTTGCCTTTGGCTCCTTTGCGACCAAACCAGTCACGGAGAGAAGATTCTTTGCTGGACTCGGTGCCTGCTTTCTTTTTCTTTTCCTCGAGCGTTCCATCGCCATAGCCTCCGCCATAGAACCAATCGGGCTCATCCCAGTGATATGCCTTGGCTTCGTCAAGATCTCCATCTTCATACATGCTAATTGCTATAGCATACGCTTGATCTCTGTCTTTACCTTCTTTATCCTGAATGTAACGGGCTTTCTTATGAACTTTATCCGGAAATTCTTTTTCTTCCTCCAGTTCCAAACCCTCTTCGGCCTTAACACAATTACGATAAGTCTTTCCAAACATTTCTTTGGTCTTTCTCTTCTCGTGAGTTTTGTAGCCTTTTTCACACTTCTCGTCTAGAACTGCAGCTAGCTCTTCTTCGACAATCTGTTGTAATTCTTCTCGAGTAATGTTCATTTCTTTACCCTTATTTGCTTATCGTCGTCTTTGATGTAGTCACCCTTTTTGTGCTTTCCAACATCATCCATGTCTTCAAGAGCGTCTTTTACTTCTTCTTCAGAGGACTTTGTTCCCTTCACCATTGGTTCTAAACCTGCGGCACCGCCTTCATCATCGAGAATATCTCTCAAATCATCCGGCTTAACATCTTCTTCATGAAGCGACTCTTTTTTTGAGTTACCCCAATTTTTAGCACCAACGTTACGACACTTCACAAGAGCACCAGAGGCATAAGCAGAAGGCCAAACTTTATAGCGAGACTTCACCTTGTGATAACAAGCATCCTTCTTAGCTGCTTTCTTTGCCTTTTTCTTTTTGCGCTTCTTCTTTTTTGCAGCTTTACGCTTCTTTCCTTTCTTCTCATCAAGGACGGCATTGAGCTCTTCTTGAATAATCTGTTGTAGTTCTTGTCTAGTGACGTGCATAATAAACCCTCAAATCACTATAAATAGTTCATGCAATCCATTTTAGCATATAAGAAACGTGTTGACTTATGTGGCCGTCTGACCAGAGCACCTTTACTAGTCCAAGGGAAGATTGCTCTCTCAAAACTATACCCAATCGGTATCCATCTCGACTAGTCGATGAGCCGTGTTTAACTAAGTCGCCGCGCCTAAGCGCTCGGTTCATTGGTCCAATCGTATACGTGTCCCAAAAATGTTTTAATGACCAGATCTTTGCAGTCCTGATTGTCCTCGCAAGACTCCAAGAGCCATGAATACGTATTTTTTTGGTTTTTAATTTTTTCGTGCATTCTTTCAATGTCTTTATCTAACGAGCCATTCGCCTCTTCATAATTAGGAATGTCTATGTCGTATTTCTCAACGACATCAAATAACTCACCCCACTGTTCTGCCTCTAAAGCTCCAACTGCCTTCTGAAAAGCTTGTTTAAGCTCATCGTACTCCGGACTTTCTTCTCCGACTACATCTGGGTGCATTTTCTTTGCAACTGATTTAAAAACTTCTTTATGCTTGGTTTTCTTTTTGTTTGTCTCAAACCTTCCGTGCATCTCAGCATGTTGTTTGTCGTGGTTTTGGAAGATGTTTTGGACTTGCTTTTTCTGCTCTTCTTTTAGTTTCTCGAGGTCCACGCCGTTCTCTTCGCACCACTTAAGAGAAAAGCATTGGAAATGCTCGTGCATCTCTTTTAACAACTCATTGTTGTACTCGTATTCATACTCCAACGAACGAAACTCATTTAAGAGCTTTTTGAATTTAAGTTTATCCTTCATCATCATCTAAGTAGTCGCTAGCAACTCGATTAGAGCGAGACCCTAGAAGAATGTTTTTGGATGGCCTCTTAATAACCATTGACCTTGAGGCGCATAAAAAGTTCCTGTATTCTTCCCAATTTCGTAGATTATAGTAGTCCTCAACAGGTATCTCATGGGCCTCTTCCAAATTCAGAGGCTCAAACACCTTATCTACTCCAAACCACCTAGCTGACCACATCTCCGATGGGTCAAGATAAATTTCCTCTCCCCAAGTTGAACCTGTTGGTTTTTTCCCAGTTCCAGTCCTAATAATTCTGCGAAAATCTAGCCACTCGTCCTTACCGAAAGTAAACGACATAAAGTTGTTATCGAGAACAGTGTTCCCATTAAAAGAGATGTAGCAATTCTTTTTTGAGTTAATTATCTTTCTGTGCTCTCGAAGTTGAAACGCTGGGAAGAACCCGTGCGGGAATGAGACATAGTATTTTGACGGCATCATCCACTTTGAAATGTTTGTTAATGACTTAAAAGCAGTAAGAGCACCATGAATTACAGACCATGCAGTGCAATCTCTTTTGTGTCTATCTTTAGGATTTACTCCAACATAGTAAATTGGTATTCTCCTCTTAGAAACTCCAATGTTACGATCAAATGATCTATGTGCCCAAACAGGGTCACCGCACCAATCGCCAAGGGTTTTACGTATAATTGGTGCAAAGTCGCCGTTTGCAACAATCCAAATAGACTTACAGCCAGCCCAAGCGCACTCTGCTACTGCTGCTTCAATCAAATTGTACCCTGCGCCAATGGGCATCATGCAGTCAGGCCAAGGTTGGTCGAAATCAAATGATTCATGTCCAGCGACTGGGATAATACCTACGAGGTTCCTTCCCTCTTCCTCAGCGTCTCTAACATCTTCCATGCATCACCTTCCTCTTGTTTCATTTCATAAATTTCTTTAAATGTATGTTTGGTCTCGCACCTTTGAGATACAATCCTTCGATAGAACTCCAGCTTTGGCCGTTTGTAGTACCTCGTTTCTTTACGTGTCCAAGCGTATTTTCCATTTACACCAGCAGATTTGAGCATACGCAGTATTTTAATCATGGCTATGCCTTGGCTCAAGTCGGGACTTAAAAGCTGTTTTTGGGTCAACCTTGAGGCTGCAACAATGTCTCTGGAGCGATTGTTGTCGGTTCTCGGAGAATTATAAAAATTTATCTGACGTATAAAATCCTCTTCTTTGTCTTCGATGATGTCTACGTCTGTCCAAGACATTTCTCTAACATCAAAGAAATCATAGACATCATACTTGTCCACCAACTTATCAAAATAAACTACTTCATCTACTTCGAGTTTCACTTTGCGGTTACCCTTTGTTATGATCTCAACTAATCCGTCGGTTTCACGAAAGTTAGACACGTTGTTTGGACAAATAAGCAAGGAAGTAACGGATAAAGCAAAGGTTAGGTTGTTGTAAAATTGCTTTGGGTTCTCTGCATTCATAAAGGAAAAGTCATACTCCACCAACATGGGATCATGACGAAAGACGTATTGTGAATCTTTCACAATTATCTTTGTTTGGGTTCTCCAAGCATAAAGGAGAGACTCAATCGATTGCCCGATGATGAGCTCTGGTAAAGAGTTGATCACGATGGTTTTGGAACATCTTCTCTTTTGTCGTAGCCAACAGCATCGTCATCCCAAGCATCAACGCCCTTCTCGAACCATTGTGGCTTTTTTTGTTCAGGCGGTGCTTCTGCACTGTCTTCTTTGCGGAATTGTTGGTAAAGTTCATTACTAGCTTCACGCATTTCTGCTTTCATGATACCTCTACCATCTGTTGACATCCACCAATCGTTCATGGTTCCAAAAAGCCCTGCTGGAATACCAGCTGCTCCTGCGTATTTGTTTCCAGTGTCTGATGCTTGCGCCATTTGTTTGTCGAAGAAAGAATCTAAATAATCTTCCCAAAAATGCTTTTCATAAATTATGCTCTTGTCTTCCTCGGGAAGTTTCGCGAAGTCCTCTGATGTTATTTCTGAATAGCCTTTGCCCTCGAAGTTGATAGACTCAATTGCATCTTCCAAGTCCATGTAGTAAGAAATTACTTGATACCGGATGAGGAGCTGCGCCGCTTCAAGACCGAAAATTCGATACCACCAATAGATAACACCGTTGGATAGCAATGCCTTCACTTTACTTAATGAAGTCGAGTATCCTCGTGGGTCTGTTTCTGGAAGATCTTCATCAGTAAGAGCTTCAATCTGAGATCCAAATCTGCTAGAAATAAAATTTCTCAATGCTGCTTGGTGAGACGGGCTGGAACCAGTGAATGTTTCTAGGAAAATGTCTAGGCTGCCCGGCTTTACACCCAAAAGATTGTAAAGACCGTCTTTGGCCTCTACTAATGTGCGGTTTGTTTCTAAAATTTTAAATCTAAGCTTCATTTCCTAAACCTCTCAAAAATTCTTCAGGGATCATTCTAAATAGTTCATTTCCAACCTTGATGTCGTATGCCCAGAAATTATTGGGATAACCTTTGCGATCATGCCAATCGTGACTAAACATTAACCTAGGACCTGTTACGATGATTCCAAGACCATCGATCATGTCTCCCATGTAATCATTTCGGAACATGACAAGGTCTCCTGCTTCAAACTTAGGATCCTCGTTGTTCACGATATGCCCTCACTGTGAATGGCCAAATTTCTTCTGCTATCTGTAGGCACGCTTTTGCAACTTGTGTAATTTCCCATTGTGCACCCTCGTGAATTCTTAAATCTATAAACTTAAGTAGATTGTTTAGATTGGTTGTTCCATAATAGCGGGTATAGAGGTTTTGTGGAAGAACGCCTCTTGCTTGCTCTCGACATACACCCTTGCTAATAAGGTGATTAAATAAATCAAGAGAGTGCTTGTGAAAATCCGCGATGGCATCCGAGGACTTAATGTACGTGTCTGCAAACCTAGGCGTTATTGTTGGATCAATTAGTTCCATTTCATTCGAGGCTTGCCGATTACTCTTATGTTGAGTTCTAAAACTTGTTGGTTCGTAGAACTTAAGATCAATCTCAGTGTATCTGCGAGAGATTTCGTTATACGACCACGTTCTGTGTCTCATGTGTTGAGCACGAACATATAGCGGAACTTCAAACATGAATGTTGCTACATTGTGCTCAAGAGTCGAAGTGTGTCTGTGAGAGATTAAATACTTGATAAGCTTCTTGTCTCTCACAGTCAAATCTGTTGTTCCGTCGTCGCGACCAAAAGAGACTCGTGCGGAGTTAACAATGGTCTTATCGGAACCTACAAAGTCCACTAGGGATACACGGCCGATTCCATCGCCGTAAATTTCAATTGATGTCATTATCTGCCTCTAACAAATTTAACTTTTTTTCCTCGTGAGCGAGCTTGATAGAGCACTCTCATTGCTTCCATAAGAGACTTTGGAGCAGGATGAATTTCAACATTGTCGTCTGATTTCATCACTTACTCTTCGAGCTAGAGAATACAAAAAATTCTCCACGTCGGTTTCTAGCCTCTGTTGCATTTTTTGGTGGAACTGGGAAATACATCGACTCTGAGATTGCAGAGAATCTCTTTTCAGGTTGATTTTTCTCTTTTCCTTTTGCAAGTTGAGTGTAATATTCTTGTTCCAAGTCTGAGAATTGAAAATCTGAAAAAGTCATGTCTACCGATCCGTCTCTCTTAAGATAGAATGCATCTTTGCTTTCCGAGTTTGGGGGCTTGAAGAAAAAACTATCTTGGTTATATTTGTTTGACAATTTCATTCCCAGCTGTCTAAGTTCTTCAATACCAGCACCTTCTTTATCAGGTCGAGCCATAATTAGAAATCCATGTTCTGGTTCGTCTGTGTCTACGCGAGACTCTTCTCCAGTCACAGGATCAATAAGCTTCTCTTTGTATCCACCCAAAACAGGAGTGAAACCAAATCCAGCGGATCTAATTTCTTGCTTCATTTGTTCACGGTTTGCTTGGTTTAATTGATTTTGCTGCTCTTCGCCCCCTTCAGGACAAGGCTCTCCATAGGAAAGTCCCAATTCAGCTTGACAAGTTCTATCTGGGGTAATAACAATGAAACCTGATTCCATGTATTTGCCTTGCAATGCTGTCATTGTTGTCTCATTGAGTCTCTGCATTGAATAAGAGGACTTAGATGTTCTGAATACTTTCCTCTCGGACAGTACCTCTGATACAATCTCTTTTAATTTCTCTCTAGTTAATTTCATTGCCTAATCTCCCATAAACATAATTTTCTTTAACCACATAAATAGTTTGATCTAGGGCTTTTATTTCTTGAACAGTGGTTCTCTCAACTACAACTGTATCTCCTAGAAATAAATCAACCGTACAGTCTTCAGCCATACCTATGACGTCGCCAACTAAGTAAGGACTTTGTGGTGGCTTATATTCTTCGGGCATAACAATTAATTGATCTGGTGTTGTTTTTTCCTGCTCGATTGGGATAATCCAGATGTGTTTATTAAAAGGTTCAAAATGCATGTTTCCTCCATAAAAAATAACGTGCTACAACATACATTATAACACGTTTTATTGCATTTGTCAACTTAAATTGACTATTTTTCTTCGTGAGAATTCTTTACTTCTTGAATTGCGGTTCTGACGTCCCGAAGTTCTTTTGATGCTTCCATCAATGCCTTTCGAGCACGAGGTGCTGCTGACTTATATCCATAGGATCCAGCATCAACCTTGTCTAAGTCATCCATGACCTCTTTCAAGTTACGAATAATGTTTTCCAATTCTTCTCTCATAAATTTCTCCTGTTAAAATATTTCGCAGATTGCTTGGCATCCGCTTTTGTGTCCGCGAACTTTTAGAAGATCTCGCAAGACCCTCCTCCGCAAGCAATTTCACCAGACAGATCTGTTTCATCTGTCGTCTCTATAACTAGATCTAAATTCACATTTTTAAGCAATGAGAGCATCTTTTCATAAGTTTCCTCATCACAATCTTCGAAAGGAGCTTGAACATATGTTCCACCATCATGAGGCAAAACGGACAGACCGTTGTATACTCCACGGTTTCTCCACATCCACTGTCCAACGTTTTCCCACTCGCCATCCTTGATTGTAATGGTTGCAGAAACATTGTGAGTGTTACTTCCTTTCTTGTGACCGGGCCTAATCCACTCATTCGAAACTTTCTTTACTCTCTCGAGTAAATCAATAGCTGTTTCGTGGCGCGTTATTGCCCCTTCTGGAGCCTTTTGAGGTACAGACAAGATAGCAGTGTCGTGTGGACGGAAACGGCAGTCCTCGATCAATTCAGAAAGGTTGTTAACCAAATAAGAATAAATCGCCTCATTCTTTCCAACACGAAGACGTCTGATGTAGTAATCATTGTGCCATGCATGTATGCCGCTTGACGTGCCAAGAGTGAGCGAAGTTGTACCAGCTGGCTTTACACAAGTCTGTCGTGCAGCTGGTTTGATTCCAATTTGCATTGCAACTCTTCTATTTTCTTTTGAGACCTCAAGGGATGCCTCCGTCATGTTTAAGTCCAGAACGCCACCAGACGCAATACCAGTCATAGAAACGCCAATAAGGGCATCTCTTTCCGTTGTGCGCTTCCAGATGGGTCTAAGGTAGTGAAAGTCAGTGTAAGAAGCCTGTAAGGTACCTATAAAGCTAGCAGCGGATGATCTTTGATTAAGATCTGCTTGATCTAAAACATCAGAGACATTTATCTCAACCAAATTGCAGAATTGGAAAGGTCGGAGACCAATCTCACAACAAGGATTGCATCCCCAATCTTTATCATTTGAGAAATAAAATCCGGGCTCTCCTGAACGAGAATCTTCTACTCGTCTCCACAGGTTCATAAATGTAGGTTCGTCAATACGATGTCGCATAACCACTACTGAATTGTTTGCTCTTCCTCTTTGTGGATTAAGTTCCCACCACGGACCGACTTTTGCACTAAGCATGTCTTCGTCGTCAGCAGAAAATAAAGAAATAAGAGCGGCACGCCGAATACCTCCAGCCAGAACTGCATCCGCAATGTGGCAGATGATATCATGCACCTCAATAGAAGTGAGTTTGTCGCCATTCTCTTTAGCATCTAAAATTCCCTCTACTTTTACCAAACACTCTCTTAGTGGTCTTGGGCCCGGCGCTTTACCACCAGAGGTAACCAATCTTGCCCCTTTGGGGCGAATATCTGAGAAATCAAACCGCAATTTAGACGTTCCCTTAAAATACGACATAACTAGTGCCTTCACAGCATCTGACCATCCTTCGATTGAATCTCCGATCAAAAATCTTCTAGTTCTTACCGAAGAGGGTTTCCGAATCTCGGGCAACTTATCGACGTGGTGTTTTTGCACAGAATAGCCGGCACCAGTTCCACCAAGAAGAAGAAACATTATTTCTCCAAAAATGCGTGGGTCATCTGCTGGTGCATAGGCGCAATTAAAGATCCTGTTTGGAGAAACCTCAATTGGCTTACCTCCAAATTGCATTGATCTCATCGATGGGAGAACCTTCTTGTCGTAGACAAGCTTGTAGTTCTCTCTGATTTCTTGTTCCAATTCTGGGAATTTTTTAATGTGCATGTTCATGTTTCTGGTGACTAATTCATCCCAGTTTTCTCGACGATTACTGCCTTCGAGATAACGGGCGTACTTCATGTGGACAGTTATGTCCGACAAGATCTTCTTTTCTAAATCCATTCCTGTGCTCCTACTTTGATTTAATTTGTTCTATGTATTTTTCTTTTAAAATTCTACTTTGATCCGCTGTACTTAGCATTCCTTCGGAAGCCTGATCTCTGTCTAATATACCGATCTTTACAGCTGACCAGTCAACCTCTGCTTCAAAAACCAGACCATCTGGGCCATTTCTATTTTTTGCAATAAAAATTCGACCTTTGTTTTCCTGTTTATCTTGAACTGTTCGAGACAATGAGAAGATAAAGTCAGCAACAAAACATTTATTGAATGCCTCTGAAATTGCTTCCATTGTAATGACTTCAGCATTAAGGCCGCCTCGATTTGTTTGTGATGCTGTCCAACACGGAATTTCATACGTTTGAGCAAGCCCGCGCAAGCCCTCATAAGTTTCTTCCAATTCGTGTCGCTTTTCACCAGTACTCCGTGGTGGTCGTAATAAGTCCGCATAATCCACCAGAATAATGTCTGGTTCAATTCCTCTCTTTCTCAATTTCTCAATGTGATTTTTGAGAGTTGATACGGAGGCAGATTTGGTTGGATACTCTTTAATTATCAGAGTTCCACCTAAATCCTTCACTTTATTAACAATTTCTTTTTGTCTCTGGCTGTGTTCCTGAAGTGGAACATCTGCTATGCAACAATCAAATCGTTGACCAACAACCGTATCTTTCAGCTCTAAAGTATAGTAAACAACTGTCTTTCCAGCTAAGAGTGCTTGAGAAGCTAGATGTACCAATACCATCGACTTTCCTGCACCTGTCGGAGCAACAACGACACCTAATTCAGACTTTCCAAGACCACCTTTTACAATCTCATCCATTCGAGGCCAGCCAGTTGATGTTGGATCACGAGAAACGAACTCAAATCTTTTTAATAAATCTTTTTTAAAATCATGACCAAAATTATTATCAGTACCAAGCACAAGAGCGTCCTTGATCAACTTCTCTATTTCTTCAAAAGACGATGACTTAAGTAATTTTGCCGACTTTATCATAGCACCTTTGAGAACCTGCTTGCGGCAGAAATCAAGTGACTTATCTTTTATGTATTCCGATTCCTCTACACCTTCCGATGTGTGAATCGATGCGTAAAACTTACGGACAGCAGTTGCCGTTGCCTTATCGTGATGTCCGAGTTCAGTTCTCAATAAGGTCATCATTACATCAGAATTAGGGTGAGTACTGTATCGGTCACGATAGTTGATTAATGTTTGTGCAAAAATTTGCAAGTACTTCTTCTCAAAGAAGTTAACATCTAAGACCTCAGTGATTTGATCAAAGAATGGTCTGTCTTCTAGCATTAATTGGCATAATTTTTCTTGAAAGTTTTTTCCGAAACGTGTAAAGGTTTCACTCTTGGTAAATTCGTTCATCTGTCCTCCGAATTTTTGTGTATGTTTAAATATAACCTATTTGGTCATCGTTGTCAAGTTCTTTTACCTCTTTATTCTTCGAAAAACTTGTTGTAAGTCTGTGAAGTTGAGGTGACCGGCATCATCGCCGAACAACATTTGTGTGAACTTAACTTTATCAAAATAAGGTTCGAAGTCCCTAACAGCATTGTTGATCAATTCCCTGTTCAATGGTCGGATGTTTGGATGATACAATTGCATAATTTGATAATTACTTTTGATTAAACTTTCAGAGCTTTGAATGTTCTCGTGGATCTTTAGTTTCTTAGTTTGCATTGCACATTCCCTAATGAGATCAGAAACCTCATAATCATGCTCTCCACCTAAGAATGAAAATCGTTTCGCTATAGTTTTGAGTCCTGCGCCTTTAACGCCCGGCAAGTTATCTGAAGCATCACCTGCTACTGCTCTTGCGAGAGCAAAGTTGTTTGGATGGATCTTAAAATCCTCTATGATTGTCTCATGAGTTACAACTTTCTTCTGAATTGGTCGATAAATCTGGACATCTGGTCGACAGAGTTGGAAGAAGTCCTTATCTGATGAGATAATAGTTTTTCTCCATCCATCATAGTGAGAGTTGTTTATAACATGTGCAATGATGTCGTCAGCCTCTGTAAAGTCTGCGATAAGCTGAATTACAGGCATTTGATTAAGGTATTCCATCAGTCGAACCTGCTGGTATCCTTTGTTTNCTTTTTCTTGATTTTCGGGNAANGNAATCATTCTACGATTAAATCTCACCGGTTTTCGTCCAGCCTTGTAGTCCTTGTTCATTGAACGCTTTCTCTGAGAGCCTTCATGGCCATCCCAAGCGACTATGATCTCATCAGCGTTAAAGTCCCTAGCAACCTTCTGAAGACTCTTTAAAAAGCCTATGGTGCCTCCTATAGGCATGCC